GGACGTGGCCGCGTACTTGCAGGTGTCCGAGGACGTTCTGGGGCGTGCGATCACCGTGTGGCGTGCCGATGCTTCGGAAGGGGTGACGGCGGCATGAGCGGGATGACTGCAGAGCAGCGCGAGGCCTACACGCGCTGGGACCGTAACCGTCGGATGCTGAAGTCGCAGGGCCAGTGGCAGCCGTTCGTTAGTGCGCAGCCGGCGCGTGAGCGGATATGGGCCATGAACGCTGCCGGGATGCCCACCAGGGCCATCGAGCTCCGGCTCAGCCTGCCCGACGGTTCTCTGGACGCCCTCATGTGGAAGCGGGACGGCCAGTTCAGTCAGAAGGTGCGCCAGGAGACCGCGGAAGCTGTGATGGGCTACTGGCCGACGCTGGAGGACTACCCGGGGCACTGCCTGATCGACGCCACTGGTACCCGGCGCCGGATACAGGCGCTGATCACGCTGGGGTGGACGCAAGTCTTCCTCCGGGAAAAGATCGGCGTCTCCAAGAAGGCCTTCCAGCGGTTGCTGACGAACAGCCGAATTACGGCTGATCTGGCCCGCCGAGTAGTTCCCCTGTACGACGAGTTGTGGAAGCGGCCCCCGTACGTGACGGAGGTGTCCGCGGTAGCAGCCGACAAGGTACGCCAGCAGGCTCTTAAGGCAGGATTCTTCGGTCCGCTGGCGTGGGACGACGACCAGATCGACGACCCCGCTGCGCTGCCTCAGACGGACGCTCCGGCTCCCCTCGCGTCGGAGGGCCCCAACCTTGCCGACCGGTGGATCCACGGTGAGGCCGTGATCCTCGGTGTGGAAGACCGCAGGAAAGTCCTGGTGCACCTGTTCGAGTGGACCGACTACACCCCGGCGGAGATCGCTGGCCTCCTGGAGACAACGCCTGACGCGGCGTCCCGCCAGTGGGAGCGCATGAAGGAACGGGCCCGTACCGAGGGCCGCAAGGTGCCGTGGCGCCGCGTGTACGCGCAGCGCGACAAAGACCTGACGAAGACCCAGATGGAAGAGGCGGCATGAGCAGGCCGCCCTGGCGTAAGAACAACCAGAGGAGAGCAGCCTGATGGCTGGAGAGAACGTCATGACCCTGGTCGGCAACCTAGTCGACGAAGTTGAGCTCAGATTCACCCCGAGCGGAGCCGCTGTTGCCAAGTTCCGGGTCGCGTCGACGCCGCGGAAGTTCAACCGCGAAACGAACGCGTGGGAGGACGACAAGGACGGCAGTCTGTTTCTGAGCTGCCAGGTGTGGCGGCAGCAGGCAGAGCACTGTGCCGAGACCCTTCAGAAAGGCATGAGGGTGATCCTGCAGGGCCGACTGAAGCAGCGGTCCTATGAAGACCGGGAGGGGGTCAAGAGGACCGTCTTCGAGATGGAGGTCGACGAAATCGGCCCGTCGCTGAAGATGGCGACGGCGAAGGTGACGAAGGCCTCCGGTAACTCCGGCCAGGGCGGCGGCCGTCAGGAGTTCCAGCAGGCCCGTCAGCAGCAGTCGGCGGGGTCTGGTGATCCGTGGTCGTCTGCGGCGCAGCAGGCGGGGCAGGCGGCGGGTTCGTGGGGAAGTGGTCCAGGCAGCAGTGGCTACTCAGACGAGGCTCCGTTTTGATAGGCGGCTGCCTCACGGCCCGGCGGAAGGGCATCTACGTTCCGATACTCATGGACGCTGAGGACATTGCGCTCCTCGGCTCCCGGAAGCTGTCGATAGGCAGCCACGGCTACGCGCAGATGTGGGACCAGAAGACGGTCACGCTGGTGCACCGATGGGTGCTTGGCCTCGAGCGTGGCGATCGTCGCATTGGCGACCACATCAATGGCAACAAGCTGGACAATCGAAGATCCAATTTACGGATCGTCGATGCGAGCGGCTCCAGCCAGAACGTCTCTGGCCGGGGCCGTTCCCGCTTCAGGGGCGTCTACCCGACCCGGTCTGGTCGTTGGCAGGCCAGAGTGAAATTCCAGGGGATGGTGCACTACCTCGGGAACTACGCCACGGAAGAGGAAGCAGCGGCCGTTGCTGAGTCGAAGCGCCGCGAGCTGATGCCGTTCTACGTGAGCCGCTGACGACACGTGAGGGGTCTGGCCTTTGGGTTGGGCCCCTTTGTCGTGTGGTGATCCCCCCGGTTCTTGTATTGCGTCCGCAATAGAAGATGGCTAGACTGGACACACCGCACCAACCACCACCCACCAGGGGACCCTGTGCCTGAACTGCGACTCACCGACCCCGACGGATATACCGTCCCCGGCACCGCAACCCAGGTCACCGAGGACACCGCGGACACGGTGCGCGCGCATCTCCTCAACGAGGTCGCTCCCCAGCACGCCGCGGAGTGGGCGGACTTCGGATACGACGCCCGCTCCTACCGCGTCACCTGACCACCAGCGGCCTTCCATCCCCCCTCGGGAGGCCCGCCGAGGCCTCCCTACCACGAGGGGAGGCCACCCCGGGGTCCTGCCCCGCCCCCCCCAACCACCGGGGCAGGACCCCACCCCCCACCCCCATACCCATCGCCCCAGGGACCGCAGACAGGAGACCGGCCCATGCGAATCCGCGCCGACATTGCCGCCCTGATCCGCGAGGGCCACACCAACGCCCACATCGCGGCCCGCCTCTACTGCTCGCCGATCACCGTGTCCCGGGCACGGCAGGCCCTCCGCTACCCGCCCGCGGGCGTCCTCGGCCGCCTGTACGCCGAAGCCGTGCCCACCGGGCGGGTTACTGCGCCCGTCGGCCGGCTGCCGCTCAGCCCCGCACGGCAGGCCGCGAACCGGGCCACGCTCCTGGCCGCCCTGCGCGACGAGGCCGCATGAGCGCGTTCCTGCTGTGGCCGCTGGCCGTCCTCCAACTCGGCTCCCGAACCCTCCACCACCTCTGCAACGCCCTCACGAAAGGACACCGCACCGCATGACCGACACCCGTATCGACGAGATCCGCGACCGCGCGGACGCTGCCACGCCCGGCCACTGGGATGAGGAGTGGGCCTCTGTGCCCGAAACGCCAGGGTACGAGGTATCCGATCATGGCAACGTTCGTTCATACCTGAAGCCCGGAAACCACAAACGCAAGCATGCGGATCGTCCTCGCCTTCTTGCGCAGTCCACGCGCACAGATGGGCGCCGGACCATAGGTCTGCCGACCGCTGATGGAAGGACCACCACCCGATCGGTTGCGCGTCTGGTGATGCTGACCTTCGTCGGCCCCTGCCCACCTGGCCTTGAGGTTGCCCACCTGAATGGTGACGCAGGTGACAACCGACTGGTCAATTTGAAGTACGTGACGCACAAGGAGAACGAGAGTCACAAGCGCGCACACGGAACAGTGACCGTAGGCGAGCGGAACGGCGCTGCGCTGCTTCTCGGTTGGCAGGTGTCCGAGATCAAGTACTTGGCCGACAAGGGAATTCCGCAGGCGCGCATCGCCGACCTGTTCCAAGTCAGGCGACAAGTCGTTAACAACATCCTCCTGGGGAAGCGATGGAGCCACGTCGAAGCCCGCGAGGACGTGCCGTTCCTCCTGGACCGCGTCACCGAGCTGGAGGAAGTCCTCATCGAGCTGTGGGCGCGGGTCGACGACGCCGGAAGCCTGATGTCCACCGGCTACATCCGGGAAGCCCTCGGGCCGCGGCCCGCGAACTGCCGGGAGACCCGCAACTATCACCCGTCGCGGGGCGGTGGCGCGTGACCGCCCCTGTGCAGGTGGGCCTGTCGCCTTCGGGTGGCGGGCCCGTCCCGTCCCTGACCCCGCGCCTGCTCGAGGTCCTTCAGCTCGCCGTGAACGGCCACTCCAACAAGTCCATCGGCGAGCAGCTGTGCACGACGGAGCAGACCGTGAAGACGCAGATAGCGAAGATCCTGAGCCTCCTGCACGTCGACAACCGTGCCCACGCCGTAGCGGTCGGGATACGGCTGGGCCTGATCGGCATGGACCAGATCACCATCCCCAGGGCCCTGGTCCGTGTCGAGTGGGAGGACGCGTGAGCAGCACTGTCGCGGCGCCCGTGGACTGGGAAGAGACGCTCGCAGACATCGGCGACCGGGTCCGTGCCGAACGCCAAGCACGCCGGTGGTCTCGAGCCGAGCTGGCTCGCCGAGCAGGAATCGCGATCGCTACAGCACAACGGCTTGAGGAGCACGGGGCCAGCACGCTGCGCGTGTTCGCCCAGGTGTGTGGTGCGTTGGGCATGGACATGGGCGCCCTTCTGTCCGATGAGTGGCGGATGCCGGAGCGCTCTGCTTGCCTCACGTCCGGGCAGGTCAGGGTGCTGCGGGCAGTGTCGGGTGGCGAGCCGCTTTCGGTTGTTGCCAGCCAGTTGGGGATGCCGGCGGACGGGCTGGGATCTCGGCTGTCGGAGATCTACCGCCGTCTGGATGTCGTGCACGTTCCGCGGGGTGTCGAGCGTCGGATGGCGGCTGTGGATGCGGCCCGTAAGCGCGGCTTGTTGAACGCAGCGTGACGACCTCGGCTGTGTGAACCGGACATCTTAGACGCCGCCTTCGGTCGGATACCCCGGCTGATCAACCATCCGTAACCCACCGTGACATCACGCCCCTGGGAGGGGCCATGCCTCCACGTCTGCGCAGCCTCTTCGATCAGATCGGCGTCATCGTCGCTCTCGCCGGCGTGTTCGGTGGCGGATGGATAGCCGTCACCGGCACCTACCGGCCGCCGATGTGGGTGAACCCTGCGGCTGCGGCCGCCGTGATGGGCGTGGCCAGCGTCCTGGAGGCGGTAGCCCGGGCCCGCCGTCCTCGCCCGGCCCCGGCCCGGCACCGGAGGCCCTCCTCATGACGATCCGTATCCCGTGCCCGGACTGCCACGACGAGGTGGGCTTGTCCGCCCGCGGCGTCCTCTACCGGCACGGCGACTGCCCGAAGTCCGGCAAGCCGGTGGGCCGTATCTGGTCCACCCGGCACCGCGGACGCCGAGTCCGCACCATCCCCGGCCCCGACACCTGGAACCCCCGACAAGGAGCAGCATGAGCAAGACGAAGTGCCCGTGTGGGCACGCGCGTGACGAGCACAGCGTGTACGGGTGCGTGGACGAGTGCGGATGCGAGCGACGCCCGGACCTGCGACGGCCGGACCTGTCAGCTACCGAAGCGACCGAGGAAGACACCTGTCACCCCCTCGAAGTCGACGGCGAGATGATCCGTGTCCGCGTCAACGGTGAGCTGACGGAGGAGACTCAGGCGGCGATCGCCGATGTCATCCGGGCGGCGAAGCGGAGGTTCTCTGCGGAGCATCCCGAGCCTGCCGAGTCTGTCCTGGAGACCCGGCTTCGACTGGCCCACAAGGCCAGGCGTGCCAAGGAACACCAGCTGGACGGTGTTCGACGTGCACTGTGTGATGCCGGGTACATGGAAGACGACGATCCGTACGGTCACGCTGACCTCGAGGGCGTGATCCGGCAGGTGGGCGAGGTGGACCGGAAGCAGCTCGCTTCCCTCCGCGCGGAGGTGACGGCGGCCCGCCAGTTCGCGGGCGAGATGCGGGACTTCTGCTCCCCGCACGCTGTCGCCGCCGACTATGCGGACCGGCTGCTCGAGGCCATGGATCGGGCGAAGGAGAAGAACTGATGCTGTGGATCATCTCCGGTGCCGTTGTGGCAGTCGCCGGCGCTGTGCGGTTCGGCATCCTCTGCCAGCGCGCTGATGCCCGGCTGCACCATCTCCTGCAGCCGGGTACCGCAGTCGAGGAACTGAAGGAGAGCCGGTGAGCGCCGCGGGTGGGTCGGCGGCGCGTGAGGCTGCGGCGATCCGTGCGCGGGCGCAGCGGGGCCTGTGGCGGCGTCTCCTGGCCGTCCTGGGGTTCGGGGGCGCGGATGCGGCCACGGAGGCTGTGGCGGCCCGCTGGGACATCGGAGCAGCCGCCGAAGCGCAGACCGCCGCCATGCTCCGTCAACTCGAGGCCCGGGGCTGGCGCATCATGCACGACCGACAGTTACCCGGCTCGAGGGCGAACCTCGATCACGTCCTCGTTTCCCCGTGCGCGACCGCGGTCGTCGTCCTCGACACGAAACGCTGGCACGCCCAACGCCCCACCACGCTGGTCGGCGGGCGGGTGCACTGCGGGGACCAGGACCGGCACGGGCAGATTGCGGCGGTCGCCTCGTACGCGCAGCGTGCCGCCCGGGCACTCGGCATGCCCGCGGAGGCGGTGTGGCCGCTCCTCGTCATCCACGGCTCCCGCATTCAGGGCGGCCGGCTGGAGGCGCGGGCGCCGGGCTGGGGCGGCATTGTGCACGTCCTGGGACCCGAGTTCCTGGTGCCGACACTGGCTGGGGCGCCACAGGGACGGGATCAGCGGCGCGCGGCTGCGGTGGCGTCCCGGGTAGATCAGGTGCTTCGCCCGTACGGGGAGGGCGGGTAGTCGTACGGTAGTGAACGTCAATGGAGAAGTGGCTCGCCGTCCCCCGTACCCCTGGGGATGGCGGGCCACTTCTTTGCGTTCCCGACCCGGGCATGCCTGTGGCCCGCTCTCCCCAGAGACGCGGGCCACAGGTTTCCCAGGCGGCAATGCGGATTGCGGCCGGGAGGTGTCGGCTGGTGCCGCCACGGGGGATGTCCACGACACCAGCGCCACGGCGAGTCTCGCACGCACCGCCAGGCGGACGGAGGCGTTCAGGCGCCTTCTTCGACGGGCTCCGCCTGGTCGCACACCTTGGACTGGTGCAGCGGCGTGGTGGCCAGGTCGCCGGCGGCCTCCTGCTCGGACAGCAGGTAGTAGGTCTTGCCGCCGTCGCTGGAGAACGCCTCCGGGTTCCGCTTGGACTGCCACAGGGGGCTGGTGGTGAGGCCTTCGGCGTGCCGGTCGATCCACTCGCCGGGGTCGTCGGTGAGGTCGGACAGCGGCTGGTAGCGCAGCAGGCGCTCGAGGTACTGGGCGGCGAAGTGGGCGCTGGACCCGGAGTGGCCCATGTCGGCGAACGCTTGGACGACGTTGCAGAGGCCGCGGATGGTGTCGGAGTCTTCGCCGATGATGCGGAGTTCGCGGCGGGCGTGGGCGACAAGGTTGGACTCTTCGCGGCGGGGCTTCGGGGCGAGGGGCATGCCCCTACGGTCCCGCGGTTCGGGCCGGGTGTTCCCCGGGGTCCTGGCGGCGCTGTGCGGTCCCACGAGCGCGCGCCAGGCGGTGGGGGCGGTCAGCCCCAGGCGGTGTCGAGCGGGTCGACGAAGGGCGGGTCGATGACGGGCGGGACACCCCACGCGGTGTCGTCCGCGGTGGCCGGTGCGCCCCAGGCGGTGTCGGACTGCGGGGCGGCCGCCAGGCCTGTCACGGCGAAGACGGCGGCGGAGGCGAGAGCAAGGGTGACGACGGCGCGGCGCAAGCGATGCTTCACGACAGGGTCCCTTCTACAGTGTTCGATTGTCCCGGGAACGATAACGGGGCGCCTGGCCCGTGTTCCTGTCCACCGCGCCCTGCTGCGAGTCCCTGGCCCTTGGTACGGCACTGGCAGTAGCCGTACGTCGGGGAATGGGAGGGCATGGAGTACAGGCGCCGGGGGGCGCCCCACGAGTAGGCTTCCGTATCAGACCTACAACGCTCAACTGTTCGCCGGTGCGTGTGTGTGCCTGGCGCAGGTACGCCACACGGTTCGGGGGACATTCCATGTTGGATGAGGCCAATTCGCCTGCGAGTAGCAGACTTTTCGCAGGTGGAGCAGTGTCGGAGACCGCGGCACGCCTGTACGCCAGATATGCGAAAGGCAGCCTCCTGGAGGCCGAGCGCGGGCCCGAGCATGACGAACTCGAGGCCCTGGGCCTGGTGGTGGTGGAGGGCGGCCGGCCGCTCGTTTTGGACCCGCAAAGAGCATTGCGGCGTCACGCGGTGCGGCAACTGAACCTGATGCAGAAGCAGGCGGAGCAGCTCGCCGCGGTCCCTGCGGTCGCTGAGGCTCTGTCCGCGCACTTCCAGCGGGCCCGGGCAGCGGCGGGGGGCTGCGAGTTCCTCGCGGACAAGGATCTGGTGAACGCCCGCATCCAGGATGTGGTGGGGGCGGCGAAAGCAGAGATTATGGCGGCGCAGCCGGGCGGCCCCCGTAACCGTGACCACATGCAGGAGGCCGCCGAGCGGGACGCGGACGCACTGCGACGCGGCGTCACCCTGCGGACCATGTACCGGGATTCGGTACGCCAGCACCCGGTCACCAGGGAGTGGGCCCAGGTGATGTCCGCTCAGGGCGCCCAGTACCGGACGCTGGTGAGCCCTTTCGAGCGGTGCATTGTGGTGGACGGCCGGGTCGCGTTCATCTCGGACCTGGTGGTGGGTGCGGAACCGCATGCCGCCTGGCAGGTCACCCACCCGGCGGCGGTGGCGTTCATCACGGCGGTGTTCGAGGATGCGTGGCGGCGCGCGGAGCCGTGGCAGGGCTGGCTTCGCAATGTGGTGGAGCCGGACGGGGTGCGGACGACACGCATCCAGCGGGAGATCCTCCGTGACACGGTGGCCGGGATCAAGCAGACCGTGACCGCGGCCCGGCTGGGGATGGGTGTCCGTTCGCTGCAGCGGCAGCTGGACCAGATCCGCGACATGTGGGGTGTGGAAACCCTCGCCGAACTCGGCTATCACTTCGCCCTGTCCCCGGACCGTCTCGTCGACGACCAGGCCGTGGATACCGTCACCGGCGCGGCTACAGCTGAGGAGTCGGCTGCGTAGCAGGCTGATAGGGACGCCGCCGCAGGCCTCCACGCGGACCGAACTCGATGATCTCGCACGGCTGGTCCGCGTCCGGCCTCTCGTACAGCAGGATGCAGGAGCCGTCCTTGCTGCCGTAGAACTGGGCGTCCTCCCGGTCCTCACGGAAGACGTGCCGGGCAATTGATTGGTTGCCCGTGGTGAAGTCCATGGTTCCGGGCGCGGGCGCGAGACGCTCCCGCATGGAACGGAACGCGGCGGCCTGGGACGGCCACCACTCCATCCACTTGCGGTCGTTGCCCTCGAGTTCGTCCTTCAGCGGGTTCCAGATGCCGTACAGGATCTTCCCGGGGCCGGGCTGGAAGCTCTCCATGATGCTCAACGCGTTCTCCGTGGGGATGAGGATGGCCTGCTGTCCGGTCAGGGGTGCTGGGCTGGGCTGTGCCAGGAGGGACTGTAAGGCGGTGAGGCGGTCTCGGGTGGCCGGATCGGTCACCGGCCGCTCTCAGGCTTGCGGGGCTCCTTCAGTCGCTTCTCGGCCTCGTACTCGTACTGTTCGGCCTTCTCCCGGGCCATGTCGGCAGTCTCCTTGCGGCCTTCCAGGTACCAGTACTCGCCCTTCAGTGCTTCTCCGCCCGGCGGCAGGTTGCTCACCGAGTCGGCGAAGGCGCGGAGGACCTGCGCGGCATGCCGGTCCAGGGCGGCGGTGAAGCCTTGGGGTTCGACGATGCCGCCAAGCCCGGTGGCGAGGCTGAAGGCCATGCCCTCGAGCTCAGCGCGGGCGTCGCACCCGCAGCGGACACCACCACCGTGGTGGGGCGGGTCCGGTTCAACGGTGATCAGGTTGCGGCACTGGCCGGGGAAGCCGGCGCACGGCTGCGGCTCGGGCGTCTGCTCGCTCACGTGGTGGGCTCCTTGTTCTCGAGGGCGTTGATCGCGCGGGCCACGGCGAGGGCGGCAGTGCGGACGCAGGTCTTCGGGGTGCAGTTGGCGAAGTGGTCACCGTCCCAGTCCTGCGAGGCGGCCTCCAGCCAGTCGGCGAGGGTGAGGCCGACGTCGGGGTGCACGGTCGCGATGTAGGCGGCGTCGGCCCACACGTTGCGGGTCTCGTCCCACGACTCCTGGCTCATCGTCGGCAGCCATGCACGGAGTTCGGTGGCGTTCCGTTCGCCGGACAGGACGGTGGCGGTGTGCCCGTACTGGCCGAGGTGGGTGTCGTGCTGGCGCCACGGTCCGGGCGTGGCCGCTTCGGCGAGCGACCTCAGCGTCTCGGCAGCGGCCCTGAGTTCATCGGCGGGTGTGGTCATGCGGTTCCTCCAGGCGGGCGGCGGCCGGAACCACCGCCCGGGGTCGGGGCGGGTCAGGGGCGGGTGATGTGGAGGCGGCGCCTACCGCCGCCAGGCTGCTGGTCGGGGATCACGCAGAATCCGGCGGCTTGCAGTTCGAGCCGGTACCGCTCGAGGCCGTCGACTTCGCCGGGCCCGTCGTGGAAGACGTTCACCTGCCGTCGGCCGTCCTGGGCGATCCGGTAGCCGGGATCCCAGTCGCCGTCGACGAACTCGGACGGCTCGTAGCCGTTGTAGGCCAGCACGGCGTCGACGTCGGCGGCGCGGATATGGCGGGCCATCACGCCTCCCCCGCGGTGTCGGCCTGCCGCGCCTCGGCGGGCTGGGACGCGGCGGCGTGGTCCAGGGTCCGGTGCGCGTCCTCGGCGGCGAACGCGGCGAGGAAGTACGGGTCGTTCATGTCCTGTCCGGCCTCGGCGAGGGCGGCGTCGGTTTCGTATTCGGCGGCGATGGTCTCGACGGAGAACCCGCACGCGTTCAGTTCGCGCTGCATCAGGCCTCCTTCGGCTGCTGCGCCCCGACGGCGGGCGGACGGTGGTTCTCGGGGATGTCCGCCTGGCCGATGTTGTGGCCGCGCGCCAGGGTGCATCCGCCCCACGCTCCGCAGGGCTCGGCCTCGGGCCGCTGCGCCTCGTCGGCCGCACGGCTCGGGCCTGTCTGGCAGCCGGGGCAGTGCGGGTCGCTGCCGCCCCCGGCGACGGCGAGGCAGGTGATTGCGTGTCCGGTCGTGCGCTCGTAGTCGGCCAGCGGCGCGGGCGCCTCGACGGGCATGCGGCTCGGGAGGGTCGAGCAGTGCGGGCACTGCCAGTCCGGTCCAGCGACCGTGGTCCGGTTGCGGCAGGTGTGCCGAGCGGGGGCCACCTGGTCTGCCGACCCGTTCAGGATGGCGGCGATCTCGTCGTCGCCGAAGCCGTCCCGAACGAGGCTGGCGGCCATCTCGTTCCCTGCGGCGGCGTACCGCGCAGCGCGCACGTGCGGCGGATCGATGTCCACGGGCTCGGCGAGCAGGACCATCACCGCGTCGGCGATCTCGCCCGGTGTTGCGTCACCGAGGCGCTCGGCTCCCGGAGGGCAGCGGAACAGGGCGGCGATCCGGTCGCGCAGCGCGGCCCGGCCGGCGGGCGCAGACGGCACGGCGGCACGCAGGACGTCACCGACGGCCGAGTAGAGCGGGCCCCAGTGCGCCTCGTCGGCGTCCGTGCGCTGGATCGCGACGTTGACGCGGGACATGACCGCAGCGAAGTCGGGGGCGCAGCGGTGACACCACCCGTGGTCGGCGCAATGGCGGGTCGTGCGGCAGACGGCCTGCGGGTCGGTGGTCTCGGTCATGCTGCTGCTCCTTGATCGGTGGTGGATGTCCGGGCGTTCCAGGCGTCGTCGGGCTCGGCGAGCGCCGCGGTGAGCAGCGCCTTCGAGATGGGGCCAGGCTTGGCCAGCAGGGCCTTGATCCGCTTGTGCCGGGCGTCCACCTCCTCGATCACATGCAGCGGCGGCGTCCGACGGACGGTCTCCTGCAACTGCTCGGCCTGCCGCTGGTACTCGGCGGCGTTCCACTCGGCCACACGGAGGCGGCGCATCAGCTCCAGCAGGGGCACGCCTGCGTAGTCGCGTGCGAACTCGCCGAGTTCGATCGCGCCCGCCTCGGTGAGGGATAGGTCCCCGCTGTCGAAGTCGTCGCCTTCGAGGGTGGGCCACAGGACGATCCGCGTCTTCACCGTCGGGGCGGCCTGCCGGTTGGTGGTGTCGGTCATGGCTGCTCCAAGGGCAGGGAGGCGGACGGTTGGGGCGGGTCAGGGCTTGGTGGGCTGCGTCATCCCGGTTACCGCAGTGCGCACTTGTCCTGGACCAGCAGCGCGGCCTGCTCCCAGTCGACGGAGTCGTCGTAGCCGGCGCCTTCACGCATCTGGGCTGCGGCCCAGCCGGCGCCGAGGAGATCGATACCAGCGCACATGTTGTCCTTGTCGGTCTCGCTGGTCTGTGCCCAGGTGAGGTCGACGATGACGGCGGTGGTGTCGGTGGCGGTGTCGGTCTGGGAGACGTCGCCGGTGGTGGCGGGCGCGTCGGGGGCCTGGCCGGTGCTGGCGTCGGGCGTGGACCCGCAGGCGGTGAGGAGGCCGGCGAGGAGGGCGGCGGAGGCTATGCGGGCCAGGGTGCGGGTCATGGAGTTCTCCGTGGTGTCTGGGTCGGGCGTGGGGCCGGTATGGGGGTGGTGGGGGCGGGTGCCTGTCCAGCGTGGCGCGGATTGGGCAAGGGCTTGCCCCGGCACGGTGGCCGGGGCAGAGGTCAGGTGTTGCGGTCTGCGCGGCGGGCCAGCATGCGGGCCTTGATCTGCTGCTGGGTGGGCTGCTGCCAGGTGTGGCTGCCGTCCCGGCCGACCTGAATGGCGTGGCCGCGCCGCTTGATGCCGCACAGACGGCAGCCGTTGGGGGTAGCGGCGTCCATCAGGCGGTCTCGCGGGCCCAGCGGAAGCCGCGGTGGTCGTCGTGGAAGTCGGGGTCGTGGGCGTCGCGGTGGTCGGCGAAGTACAGGCAGCGCGGCGGGCCCAGGTAGCCGCGGACCTTCTCGGGATAGATCGCGTCGCACATCGCTTCGTCGGGGTCGTCGTCCTGCTGGAATTCGTCGATGGTGGCCTGCCGTCCGGCCCGCTGCGCGGCGGTGGGCTCGGTGTAGCGGTGCCACTCCAGGTGGACGTCGTCGTCGTGGTTGTCGGCGCGCTGGTGGCAGTGCTGGCAGGCCTCCGGAGCGAGAGGCCCGAAGCGGGCCTTGCCGCCGCACGGGTCGTCGATGACGCACCGGGAGCAGAGGCAGACGCCGCCGGGCTGGGTGGCGCATCCGTTGGGGTTGACGTCGAACGTGCCGGGCTCCCACCAGTGCGGGGCCGTGTAGTGGAGGCGCTCGGCGCTATTGCCCGGGCCGCCGGCCGCGTCCATCTGGTCGATGACCTGCTTGAACCAGTTCAGGCCCTGGGTGTCGTCGCCTTGCCAGGCGTGGTTGACGGTGTATCCGTTGATGACCATCTTGCGGTGGTAGGGCTTGCCGCGGGCGGCGAGGACTTTGATGGCGCGGCCTCGGTACGTGGTGCGGATCATGCTGGTCCTTGCTGTCGCAGGGATGTGTACGAGTGAGGGTGGCCCGATGGCGGGCAGACGTTGCCCCCGCCAGGAAAGGCGGGGTGGTCGTGTGACACCCACTCTACCCAGCTTATATTGCACGCGCAATACAAGAGGTGGGGAGGTTGCCCCCGGACACGCCAAAGGGCGGGACCCCCAGGCCCCGCCCCACCGAAATCCTCAGATCAGCCCTTCGGATACAGGCACACCGCGGTCACCGCACCCACCCCGGACGGCACCGCAGGGAACTCCTCCGGATCCTCCATGTTCTGCCGGAGGACTTCCGTCAGATACACCTCCCCACTGATCTCGTCACCCACGTACCAGCCGTCATGCATCAGGCCAGCGGGAGAGTAGTGCAGGCCCTCGGGGTTCGCTGCCAGCACGACAACGGACGCGTCGGGCAGATGCTTCAGCTTCTCCAGCTCCGCGCGGAGCTCGCCCAGCGTCACGCCTTCACCTCCGCGCCCTCGTCGTCCAGCGGGTAAGTCTCGATGATCAGGAACGGTGTCATGGTGACCTGCCCGGCGTTCGACTGTTCCTGCCCGCGGGCTGCCCCCAGTACAACGTGGTCCCAGTCGGCGATCTCGTCAGGATAGTCAGAGTCGGACACGGCGACGCGGAGCGGGGTGTCGTCCGGGTACTTGGCGAGTTCCTCGCGGAGTTGGCCAACGGTCCATGGCTGACGTTCGGTGATCACGTGGATGGTCCCCTCGGGTCGTTGTCGGCACCGCCCAGTGTTCCATCGGGCACTGACAGCCGGGGCTCTGTTCGTCCAGCCTCATCGGGGGCAGGCTGATGCCATGTAGGCGCGTGCGGGCGACAGAAGGGGGTTGGTGGCGGTGAACTGCCCGAACTGCGGAGCCCAGGCCCAGCAGGGACCGAACGGCGCCTGGCTGTGCCCCAACTGCGGGCCCATATCCAGGAACACGCCCACCACGTGGGTAGGGTCCCCGTCATGACAGCCGATCAGCCCACCCCGCCGGCCGTGCAGTTCCTGGACGGCCAGGAAATTACTTACGCGCAGTGCCGCGAATGCGGAACCGAGGTCGCTGGAGTGAACGGCCGGTTTGCTTGCGGCGTTTGTGGTTGGTCTAACCCCTGGCACGAGGGGCATCGGGATCTACCGTCGGCTGAGGACGACCCTGACTGGCCCGGGGGCCGCGGTGGGACTGCCTCTCAGGGCCCTGGGCGGAGTGTGTAGCTAGGGCAGCGTGTCGGGTCGCCCCACGACTCCGTGTGCGCTTTGCCGGTGCCGCACCACGGGCAGGGGAGGACGGGCCGGAAGGAGGCGCCTTCGATGCCGCAGTGCCCGACGTCGCCGAACTGCTCGGTGGGGATGACGGTGACGGCCTGCCGCCCGCACGTGCACAACTCGCCTGCCTGGGCGGGCCGGGTCTGATCGTCCACGCGGGGCTCCCCTTGAGGGTCGTTGGCGGCGTGCCATCCAGTCTGGCAGCCGGCACTGACAGCCCGGGCGGACTTCGCGCTCCCCGGCTACTTCCCGACGGCGTAGGCCGCCAGGACCACAGCCACCACGATGCCCAGCCACACCGGGAATCCCGTCTTCACGAACCGGCCCCGGCCATCCCGTGGCTGCGGCCGCCTGCGTTTCGCCATCCCCGCCCCCCTCGGTACTTCCCCACGGTCAGGATGCGCGGCAACCGCCCGGGCGGACAGGGCGCGAACCGGACACCATGGCGGATGACGGCCGGTACTACGCGTAGTCGCCTACCCGGCCCGCGCCTGATATCAAGGTGACGGCGGCACAAACCGGGGGAGGGGACAGCGTGTACACGTGGTTCATCTGCGGCTGGTGCGGCACCGAATGCAAGGTCTGGCTTGAACCCGTGGCCTCATGGTGGACGCCCAAGTTCCGCGCGCCTGACCTGTTTGAGTGCTGGTGGTGCCTCGAGGACTCCACCAGCCCACCCGGACCCTGGACCGAAGCCGACTGACGGCGCCCCGGACGCGAAAGCCCGGCCACCGCGCGCTGCGATGGCCGGGCCACGAGGGGATCGCTACTCGCTGCTCTGAACGTCCGTCGCGTCCGGGTGGTAGATGCGGTGCGACGCGAGGCCTTCCGTCGCGTCGCTGGTCACCCCGTCGCTGTCCGACGTGAGAGGGGTCGCCGTACCGTCTGCGTGCACGGTCCACGCGAGGATCGGTGTCGTCCAGGAGTTGCCTTCGTCGTCGGTGCAGTCGATGAGCCAGCCACCTCCCGGCACGGCTCCGACAACCGGGACATGGTCCTGCTGTATGCGGGCGACGCTGCCGAGGTCGTAGGCGCGGCGCAGCATGCCCCTGTTGATGACGAGGGGAAAGCCGTCGTCGTCCCAGGCGATGACGGGAAGGCTGGGGCTGTAGCCCTTGCCGTTCTTCTCGAATTGGACGTAGTGCGATCCGTTGGCGGGGATCATCGGTCTCCGTTTCGTGGGTGGGTGCTGCTCAGATTGTGGGGCCCGAGCGGCCTCGAAGTCCTCGAGCGAGTCGACCGCCCAGGAGCAGGAAGAGGGCCCACCCGGGGGGATGTTCGGGTGGGCCCTGGTCTAGGGGCGGTACAGGGGGAGTAGGACGCCGAAGAGGGTGGCTAGGGCTTCGACGTCTGCGGGTTGTCCTCCTATCGTCCGGATGAGCGCGTAGAGGGCGATGAGGGCGAGTGCGGTGGGGTAGAGGGGCGGGTTCTGGTCGTAGTTGGGGCGCTGGCCGGTCAAGTCGGGTCCTTCGGGGTCATGGTGGGGGTCTTCTCAGCGGATGCTGTGCCACGGCCCCGAAGGTTGGGGTGATGAGATCCGGGCCGGCTGGTTGCGCTTGGTAGTGGGGCCAGCCGGTTCCGGGTACGTGTCAGACACTAGCCCATCTTGTATTGCACGCGCAATACAAGCAGGGGTGTGGTGCGCAGCACAACGGCAACCAGGCACGACAACGCCCCCAGGCCCGAAGACCTGGGGGCGCCTTAGCCGGCCGTCGCCCCCTACAACCAGCCGCGCCTGCGGAGACGTCCCACGGCCGTCTCGTGGGCCGTGCGCAGGGAAGCCTCCTGGCTTCCAGACAGGCCCCAGGAGTGCCGGTCGATGAACGCAACCGGGCCACGCAGCTTGATCACCCGGTCGTCCGGGTCGAACGGCTCTCGATCCGGGTCGTCATCGTTCGGCACGGGCCCGTTGAGTTCCCAGAACATGCCGTTGGCGGCCTTGTTCATGCGGCGGTCGTCGACATCGAAGGGCACGTAGTAGTACGCGGCGACGGGATACAGGCTGTTGAGGAACTCCAAGCCGGTCTCGCCCACCCCGTTACCACCGACCAGGACGCGGATCTCGTGGAGGGTCTTGACGTCGAAAGTGATGTCTCCCTCGGGTGTGACGAGGCAGTAGCGCATAGTCCTGTCGGTCATGCAGAGGCCCCCCGGGCGTCGCGGTGTCGGATTGGTCCAGGGTTCCACACCGCACCGACAACCCGGCAGGACACAGCAACGGCGGCCCTAGGCCCGAACGCCCAGGGGCGCCGCGTGCGTTCGGTCAGGTCTGCGCCATGTCGACAAAGCGGGAGTAGTGGCCTTGGAACGCTGCGGTGATGATGGCGGTGGGCCCGTTGCGATGCTTGGCCACGATCAGGTCGGCCTCGCCGGCGCGCGGTGACTCCTTCTCGTAGGCGTCCTCGCGGTGCAGCAGGATGACCATGTCGGCGTCCTGCTCGATAGCGCCGGACTCACGAAGGTCGGAGATCACCGGCTTCTTGTCGGTGCGCTGCTCAGGCCCGCGGTTCAACTGGGACAGTGCCACGACGGGAACTTCGAGTTCCTTGGCCAGCAGCTTGAGACCGCGGGAGATCTTCGAAACTTCCTGCTGGCGGTTCTCGGTACGCGTGTCCGACTCCATGAGCTGGATGTAGTCCACGACGATCAGGGCCAGGCCCCCCTTCGCCTTCCGCTTCCGTGCCCGGGCGCGGATGTGGTTCAAGGTGATGTTGGGGGAGTCGTCGATGTAGAGCGGGGCCGCGGATACCTCGGGTGTGCGGCGGGCGAGGCGGGTCCAGTCGTCGTCGGTCATCGTGCCCGTCCGCATGTGGTGCAGGGCGACCCGCGCTTCGGCGGAGTTGATCCGCATCGCGATCTCGTTGCGGCCCATCTCCAGGGAGAAGATCTGGCTGGGCCGGTTGTGCTTGATGGAGCAGCATCGGGCGAAGTCGACGGCGAGGGTGGACTTGCCCATGGCGGGGCGGGCGGCGATGACGATGAGCTGGCCTGGCTGAAGACCGTTAGTGAGGGAGTCCAGGTCCCTCAGGCCGGTGGGGGCGCCGGTGAGTTCGTCCTTGCGGTTCTGGTTGGCGTCCAGCTCATCGAGCATGCCTTCCATGACGTCGCCGATAGGTACGTCTTCCTCGTCGGCGTGGGAGACCTCGGTGGCCGCGTACACCGCAGTCTGTGCCGCGTTGCAGATGTCGGCGAGTTCGCCTTCCTGGGCGTTGGCCAGAGCGGCGATGTGGCGGCCGGCCTGGTCCAGGCCGCGCAGGACGGCCTTCTCGTGGACGATTTCGGCGTAGTACTCGGCGTTCGCGGCGGTGGGCACGGTCTGCACCATCTGGTGCAGGTAGCCGGGGCCACCCACCTTGCTGATCTCGCCGCGCTTGGTGAGCTCCGCGGTCACGGTGATCGGGTCGACGGGTTCGCCCTTGCCGTAGACGTCCAGGATCGCCCGGAAGACCGTCTCGTGCTTGGGGGCGGCGAACTGATCGGCCTTGAGGATCGCGAGGACGTCGGCGATGGCGTCCTTGGAGAGCAGCATGCCGCCGAGGACGGACTGCTCGGCGTCCTGGTCGTGCAGGGGCTGCCGCTCGAAATCGCTGTCAGCGTCGCTGCGAGCCTGCGAGGGTACGCTCATGGATAGATCTCCGTTCAGGGGGTCGTTTGGCGGCAGGGGCCTTGCTACGGGCTCCCCTGCCGCCACTTACGTTCTTGGGGGTCAGGCGCGGACGGGCTGCGGAGGGACGTAGCCGGGGTGGCAGTGGCACTTGGCCATCCCGGAGTCGGTCTCCACCATCCGCTCGGCGGCGGACATTGGCTCACGGCCGTTGTTGCACTCGCCGCACCACGGCTTGCTGATGCCTGCAGGGCGGATAGCCGCCTCGGGGTTCATCTGCGCGTGCTTCACCAGGTCGGTCCAGCCCTTGGCGCCCAACTCGGCAGCCAATGCACACAGATTGCCCACGGAGCGCCCAACAGACAGCAGTGCCGTGGCGTCAGTGCGCACCGACTGGATGGCGTTGGGGCGCGGTGGCAGGCCGGCCGTGTTCATGTAGGCGGCGATGTAGGCGTCGATCACCCTGTCCGTGTCGCTGGTCTCGCCAGCTGCGCTCGGGAGCCCCGAGGGGGTGTCGTTGTCCTTCTGCGCAGCTGCTTCTCTCTCGTTTTCGGCCTCCGCCGAAGCGGACGGTTCCGCAGCAGACGGCGAGGCCCCCGGGAGAGGAGAGAACTCTTTCAATTCCTTAGAACTTTTGGTGCTCGATTTGAGCACCCGCTCCGTCTCGATTTGAGCACCCGCTCCCCCCTCTGCGGGCTGCGGGTGCTGAGATTTGACACCCGCTGACCTGCGGGTTTTCTGCGGGTGCTCGATTTGAGCACCCGTGGTCAGGCACTCGGTGAGGTAGGTGTGGCCGCCGGTGCAGCCCGGCTCGTGCGCGCCTCCCAGGTCGTACACGGGAGGTCGTTTGTCGAGTGGCAGGTGCTTCACCAGGCCCGGATCGCCGGGTACGAGCAGCCCCCGCTTGGCAAGGTTGCGCAGGTGGTTCAGCACGGTGGAGCGCCCCATCAGGCACTCCTTGGCGAGAGTCTTGGCGGATGCGTGGCAGCCACTCATCTTCGTCGGGCCGTTTCCGGCATGGTTGGCCACCCGGAGCATGACCAGAAGCTCACCGCCGTTCTTCAGGTGCGGCAGGGCTACCTCGTCGACCCAGGTCTGGCCCTGGTAGCTCACTGGACCGCCTCCGCCAAGAGGAGGAACATACGGGGGCCACTTGTCGACAGACCGGGGGTACCGGTTAATCTCATCCCTGAGTCTTCTTTCATCGGGTGGGACTCGAAGTCCAGCGGATTGGCGTTCGCTGGTGTTGTGCTTGACGGCCAGTGGGTGCTGCGACCTGCTGGCCGTTCCGCGTATCCGGGCTCAGGCTGCGATCTGAGCTGGTCGGAGACGCGACCGTTACTGCTGGCCGGAGTCCTTGCCGCGGCGTGGTTCCTTGTCCGGGCCGCGCCCCACGACGGGGTGGTCCCGGAAGAACTTCAGGAACGGCTTGGTCTCCATGACGTCGGCGTTCGCCAGATCCCAGTACGGGTACGGGCGGTCCGGTCCGAACGGCCAGTCGGGGTGCTTGGAGAGGCGGCGGACGCCCTCGCGGGTCATGTTCTTCGCCAGACCGAGCCGGACCAGTAGGTCAGCTCCGGTGGCGAAGGTGACGACGGGCGGGGTGCCCGTCAGCGTCCTCGGGTCGGGCTCTCTCAACGTTCCTCCACCAGATCGGTCTGGACCGGTGGCAGCGCGAGAGGATCGCCAACAAGTAGAGTCATCTGTGGCTGCCTTCCTTGCATGGGTTGGTGGGTCAAAGCCGGGTCGTATTCGCAGTACGCCGGCGTGGAAGCGGTCGACGGTCTAGCCACCATCGGCCGTTTCTGCTGTTCAGGGCGGGCTACGCATCCGTTCCCCTCTCCTCGTGTGCACAACGGGCGCCGGTAGCGCTCGGGCTACTCGTCATCGGCCTGCCACAAGCCGACGGAGTACACGTCCTCCCAGTACTCCAGCGGCCCATCTTCGTCGTGGAAGACGTTCACCAGGATGAGAACAGGAACAGGAACACCCTGGGGCGCCTGGACTTCCAGGAGGTCCAGCTCGTTCTGGGAAGCAAAGCGAGCGGTGCGCCTCTCCGGCGACTTGACCACAGCGCGCCCGGTCCGCTCCGTGTAGATCTCCTGCCAGAAGCGGCCCATCGGCTCGGTGCTCAGCAGCTCCGGGACCGCAGCCAACGCCCGCACGTGGATGCAGGACAAGGCGGCGATCGTTGGAGTGTGTCCCTGCACGAAGACGCGAGTGCGCAGCACGATCTCATCGTGCAGCTCGATCCCCAGCGCGTCCGCGACTGCCGCGTCCGCTGACCGGAGCGCCGCGGTGTGCTTGATGGACTTCTCCTTGTAGCCGTACGGGTCGCCCGTCCGGCCGATCCGCTTCAGGCGAGCGGTCGCCGTCGTGGCGACGCGAGGCCGCTCAGCCACGACCGTCCCCTTGCCCACCTTGGCCACCGTCAGCCGTTCCGCCTTAAGTAGCTGGAAGGCCCGGTTGACGGTGGTGATGGACGCGCCGAACTTCTCGCGCGCCTGCTTCTGCGTCGGCATCTCATCGCCCGGGGCGAGCGTTCCGTCAGAGATCAACCGCCTGTAGTACGCGGCGATCTCCGCATATCCGGCCTTGTCGGTCATGAACTCGCCCCTTTCTTCTGTGTAGGGCTTGGTGTCAGCGGTGATAGAGAACTAGTGTAGAACTCCGTTCCGAGATTACCTACCCGGCGACACTCCAGCAGGGGGCGACGTGCCGATCCTGATCGCCGATCACTCATCTGCGTCCCGGCCCTGCTGCTTCTCCTCCAAGTCCGTACGCCGGCCCGGCTTGAGGACCCGCGTGTCGAAGTACTCGTCCACCGCATCGGTCGGGTACTTCACCCGAGTCGTGCCCGGCTCCAACACGGGTTCCGGGAACTTCGGGTCGGAGCGGGCGATGCGGTGGATGCGCTGGCGGCTCAGCCCTCGGTGCTCCGCAATCTCCGGGATGGTCATCAACCGCGGGACCTCCTTATCTCTCTCGGCGCTCAATGAAGCTCCCTCATCATGTCAGAACCCGGTTGACAATGTCCACCAGGTGGTGGATTCTGGTATCAGCACAACGACACGACCCCGGGCCAGCTCATCGCCGGACCGGGGTCGCGTGTCCCGAACGGTGGTGGAACACCGCAAGGGACTTGGACCCGCCCCACCTGCACTACCAGGAGGCCAGATCCGCATGCAGGATCTCACGGCAAGCATTCCCATGGCACCGCACCCTGGTGACTTCGTCCACCAGGCGGCGCCGACCATTCTCGAGCGTTTCCCCGCCGGCGGCCCGCGTGGCTCGTGGCCGGCTGAGGAGTTCGCCGCCGACCGTCGCGCCGAGGGCATCGCCGTCGACGTCGTCATGGACCTCGACACCGACGCGTTCCTCGTCATCGCGAAGAAGGTGGCGTGATGGCCGACCGCGAGTACACGAACGAGGAGCTCCGCATGGAGCAGCTGCGCCAGCAGTTCCTCGCCCTCAGCGGAGACCAGGACATCGCCGGCCGGATCACCTTCCGCGGCCCGAACGGCGAGTACGTCGGCGAGGTCAAGGTGTCCGCCCGGGACATCGAGGCCGTGACGGACTCCCTGATCGCCCTGAACTCCTTCCGGACGGACATGGAGGAGGCCACCCGGCCCGCCGACCCGCTGCCGGAGCTGGACGCCGAAGACACCGACGACCTGATGGGTGAGATCGAGGCCTATCTGGGGAACGGCGGCCAGGCCTGATGGGCGCCTTCCCCGGCACCGACGTGCACACCGCCGACAACGCCGTGCCGCCGTTGAACGACGACCTGGACGGGCTGCTCGCCGACCTGGCCGGCTTCCACCCCGGCCTGGACCTCATCGCCGACGGCGTCCGCGCCCTCGCCGTGGACCGGCTCGACATCCGCACCACGCAGACCGTCGTCACCATGCTCGCCGGGTCCACCGACCGGGCCGGCCAGCAGATTGACGTGTCCGCCCTGATCGCCGCCCTGATCGTCCGGCTCCTGAACGCGGACGAGAACCCGTGCCTGCGGGCACTGCCCGCCGACGTGCAGGCCCAAGCCCGGCAGACCGGCGAGGACGTCGCCGAGCACGACGCGTACGTGACACCCCGAACCGACATAGCCAAGACCGTCTACGACCTGAATCCGATCTGACCGAGCCCGGTGCCGGGTCAGCCACCACGGTGGCCCGGTGCCGAGCCCGACCAGTGATCACCCGTCCCGCACCACCGGAAGGAGCCCGCCGTGGCCACCACGACACCCGACCCCGCACCGTACGAGCCCGCCGACGACAACGACGCACGCCTGGCGGTCTTCCAGATCATCGGATCCGACATCTACGACGGCGCGCCCGCCGCCTTCACCGGCGACTGGCACAACGCCCTCAAGACCACCGCCGCCCGCTGGACCCCCACCCGACGGCAGCGCATCACCCGCCGAATCCGCCGCGCCCTCCACCTCGCCGCCTGACCACCGAAAGGACACCGCCCGCCATGACCACCGCCCAGGCCACCCGCAAGCGGCCCCTGTCGCCGCTCCTCTTCCCGGCGGTCTTCCTGTCGCTGGCCTCCCTGGCCTGGACGACCTGGAGCCTCGTCGACCTCCTCGGAACCGGACTCATCGCCCTCACCGTCGCCACCGGCGCCGACATCATCTGGGGCTCCGTCATCATCGCCGAAGCCCGCGGACTCCGAGTCGCCGGACGCGCCTGGATAGTCCCCACCTTCGGCTGGGCCACCCTCCTCATCGTCGCCGCCTTCCTCGCCATGCACGGCATCGAGAAGAACAGCCTCGCCATGGCCGCCGCCGGCCCGTTCCTCCCCTTCGGCGCCAAAGCCGTCTGGGTCCTCGCCCTCGCCGACATGCGCGACCCCGCCGCCCTCACCCACGACGAGAAGCACACCCTCGCCGCCATGGAACGCGGCATGGCCTTCGAAGAGGCGCAGCACCGCATCCAGATGCGGCAGCGCGAGATGGGCGCCGAGCTCCTCATGACGGAGGTCTCCACCGACTTCGACGTCGAACTGATGCGGCAGGACAAGGCCCGCGAACTGACGCGCCGCCGCCCCCTCGAACTCACCGCCGCTGATGCGGATGATGCGCCGCGCATCACGCATCACCTCCCCGCGGCGCCTCACGCCAGCGATGCGGCCGCCGCACTCAGCGCATCATCGGCGCCCCACACCCCGATCCGGCCCGTCCGGGACCGTACTGATGCGTTCAGTGAAGCCGCAGCTCACACGCATGATGCGCCCCAGATGCCCCCCGCCGCGCCGCAGACCGAGGCGCCCCACACCCGTGATGCGGCGCTGCACCTCGACGGCCTGTCCAAGGCTGCGGCGGTGCGCATCGCCCGTGATGCGGACCCCGGCGCATCAGCGCCTCAGATCGTCGACTTCCTCTGGCATCACGGCATCGACGTGAGTGACGCGTACGTCCGCACCGTCCTGTCCCGCACCAAGCAGCGCAACGCCGGCAACGGCGGATACCTCTAACCCGCCCCGAAGCGCAGACACGAGAAACGGAGGAACCAGCGGTGGACATCGAGCAGCTGATGACCGAGCAGGGGATGCGCAGCTTCACCGACGAGCAGCGCGACACGTTCGTCAACGACGCCGTGCAGGTTCGGCAGATGGCGCAGATCATTCAGGCCCGCCTCGCCAACACCCGTATCGAAGGAGACCGGACCGGGTCCGCCGGCCGCCGGGCTCGCAAGGTCAGCAGGCGGTTTGGGAGGGTCGCCCGGCTGCTGGAGAAGGCGGCCGCGGAAGCCGAGGCCATCAACGCGGTGTACGGGCGTGAAGTGCTGGAACTTCCCGCCCGGCGCGCCGCCGAGGTGGAGCGCAAGGAGAACCGACGTCAGCGCCTGGGGATCGCCGCCACCGTTGAGGCCGCCGCGCAGAAGTCGCTGGCCGAGTCCGCGCACGCCTTCAACGGCACCCAGGCAGGAAACCCGCAGGTCACACCCGTACAGGCGGCACCGCAGTACGTCGCCCCCTACCCCCACCAGTTCGCCCCGGCGGGCGGCCAGCCGGAGCCGCTCGAGAACATCGCCGATCTCTTCCAGGACTTCCCGGAGGCCAAGTGACCCCCGAGCAGCTGGCGCAGCGCAACCAGGCCGAGCACTGGAACCGCAGGCAGGCCGAGGCCGCAGAGAAGGGCCCCGACTACGTTGCCGCGGTCTGGTGGGACGCCTGCCGGATGCTCGCGCGCAAAGCACAAAAGACCGGCGACACCGGCGTGTGGAACGCGCTGGCCTCCCACCTCCACGACTTCTACCGGCATCACACGCCGTGACGAAAGTTCATCATCATCACCCCCGAAAACGAGGTGATGACCGCCCCAATGTGCGCGCGCGACGTGCGCGCGCGAGGCTCCCGCATCCGACTACCCACTGTCAACCCTGAAAGGGGGTCCCATGAGCGACTACGACGGCAGCGACGACCCCAGCAACGTGATCGACTTTGCTCGCCGGACGGGCCAGACCGGGTTCACCCTGACCCCGACGACGACCATGGGCCCGGTCATCCCGCCGCCCCCCACCGCACCTCCGGCCCCGACTGGTGAGGGCGCCCGCACCGGCCGGCGCAGCCCCCTGGACGCGCTCGCCGCACTGCCCACCCCGGGCCTTGCCCTGCCCCCCGTCCCGGCCCCCGTCCCGGGCCCGCAGCCCGGGCACGTCCCCGCCACCTTCCACAACGACCCCAACCCCGACACCAGCCCGGGATCCCCCGGCCTGGGCGCCCTGTCGATGGCCGCCACCCTCGCCGTCGCCATCGCCGCCCTGCGCGGCACCCACACCGTCCTGTCCACCTGGTGGGAGAACCGCCAAGCCCGCCACGCCGAGACCGCGCAGCTGCGCGAGGCCCGCTTCAAGCACCAGCTGGCCATGCAGCAGGCCGGATACTCCCTCGAGCAGGCCGGCGCCAAGCACAGTGCGGCCATGCAGGGCATCCGCGGCAAGGGCGCCCAGCAGCACGCCAAGTCGAACCGGGCGCCCTCCAGTTCGGAGTTCGGCCGTAAGACGCTCGGCAGCCGTTCCGGCTCCGGTTCCGGCGGGGCATCGGGCGGCCGCGGTGGGGGAGCGGGCCGCAACAGCGGATCCTCCACCGGACCGAAGAAGACCGGCGACCTGTTCGGGCGCGGCGGTTCCAAGGGCCACGGCAAGAACAACGCTTCGCCCCTCGGCGGCTCCCGGAAGAACAAGGGCGCCGGCACCGGTGGTTCGGGGGTCGGGCCGAAGAAGAGCCCGCACCGCGGCTCCCAGGGCGGGTCGAAAGACCTGCTGAACAAGCAGCGCACCAAGCAGGACGGCGGCGGACGGACCACGCTCCGCAAGGCCCTCACCAACGACGCCCAGAAGGCGGCCGCCCGCCGTCTCGAGCGCCGCCGCAAGAACGGCAACAGCCCTGCACTGTGGGGCAACAACACGCCCGCTACCCGCAAGGACAAGGGGAAGAACAACGCGCCCCAGGTGGGTGCAGGCCAGACCGGCAAAGGCGGGCTCGGCAAGGGCGGGGCGGGCAACAGCAAGGGTGCGGGCAAGCAGAACGCCGCGCAGGCCGCCGGACGCACCACGCTCACCGACGCGCTCAGGAAGGACGCCTACCGGGCCGCTCGTAAGCGACTCAAGCAGCGCCGCCGCAACGGCACCCCGCCCGTCTGGGGCGCACCCAAGAGCAAGAAGCAGCAGCAGGCCGCAGGCGCCGGCGCCAACACGCCGAAGGTCAACCTGAAGAAGCCGAAGCGCGCGGGCGCCGCAGGCCAGCACAACGCGCGGAAGAAGAACCGGCGGTGGTGGGCGAAGGCCCGCGCGTACGCCCAGAAGAAGGCCGCGGGCGGCGGATGGTTCCCCGGCGCTGCTCCCGGACCGGGTGCCACGCCCGGGGCAGGCCAGGCCACAGGCAACAACCCCGGCCCCGGCGCGGGCACCTACGGGCAGCGGCAGCGCCGCAGCCCCTACGCCAACGCCGCACAGGCCGCAGGCACCACCTACACCGCCACCAGCGACCACGTGCCTGGCAGCCGCGCCAAACGGTGGCAGCCCGACGCCCTGAGTACCGGCACCCCCGCCCTCCCCTCCACCGGCCCGGCTGCCCTTAACGCAGCATCCACCAAGACGTTCCCGCGCCCCGGCACCACCCGCCCCAAGGAGCCCATCGCCATGCCCCCCGCATCCGCCAAACCCGACGCGCGCATCGTCAAGGCCAAGAAGCAGGCCGCCCGCACCGGCCACGACGTCACCGTCGCCGCCCGCCACATGGACGCCCAGCACGCCACCGAAATCACCCTCGATGACGCCATCGACGAGTACGGCGACTTCAAGGACGACGCGTTCAAGACCCACGACCAGTGCGCCAGGCTCGCCGCCCGGGCCATCAAACTCCGCGACACCCTGATCGTGTTCGCCGAAGACCTGGCCACAAACCACAACCTGATCGGCGCCCTGTTCACCGGCGCGATGGCCCGCCTGGCGGAAGCCATGGACCTCGTGGCTCGCATGGCCGAGGAAATGCAGACCTCCAGCCTCCAGGCCGCCGAGATGGCAGAGACCGCCGACAACGACCTCAACGACGCCTACCGGCCCTACAACATCGCCACCGCCGACGCCGGCCTGTCCACCCCGTCCGCCCCGATCCACAACAACACCTGAGAGGCCCGGCCATGAGCGACAACACCCCAGCCCCCGCCTCCAGCGGTGCGATCCAGCCCACGTCCGTCCAGACCGGCTCCGAAGCAGCCGCCGCGGACGGCGACACTGCACCGGCCCGGCCCTCCTGGTCCGGTGCCATCTTCGGCATCCTCAACTTCGTCACCCTCGCCCTGAAGGTCGGGGCCCTCGCCACCGCCGCCGCCCTCCTCAAAGAGCAGCTGCACCTCCTCAAGGCGCGCATGCACCGCGACGCCGCCCGCGCCCGACGCCTCGCCGGGCACCTCAACCAGGCCGGAGCCGACACCCGCTTCCAGGCGCAGTCCCTCGAAGTCGCTGCCGCCTTCGAACGCGTCGCAGCAGCCTCCGGCGAACTCGCCAACGCCGCCGACCAGATGGAAGCCAACGCGAACTTCGTCAAGGACGCCCACCAGTCCGAGTACGGCGGCATCTACGAAGTCCGCCAGGCCTCCCCGTACGCGCAGCCCAAGCCCGGCTTCAACCGCGTCCGCTAACCCCGACCCGCTCCCACCCCACGAAGGAGGACACCACCGTGGCCGTCACCGACAAGACGCCCGACCTGGCCGTACACGACGGCCCCCGCCTCGTCCCCGCGGCAAGCATCCGCCGCCGCGCCCGCCTCGAGCGCACCATCTACGGCGCCGCCACCCTCGGCATCGCCATCGCCCCCCACTACGACCAGCTGTGGCCCGCCCACCTGGCCGTCGCCGGGCTCGCCGTCGCATCCCTGCGCCGACTGCTCGCCTCCTCCTCCGTCTACCGGCGGATCGGCGAGTTTCGGGACACCCCCATCGGCTTCAGCCTGATCCGGGCCTGCCAGCGGGCCCTGCCCCTCCTCACCGGCTCCGGCCTGTACGTCGCCAACCTGCTGCGGGACGGTGCCGACCTGTGGGAATACGGCCTTCCCGTGGGCTGGGGTCTCCTCATGGGCGTAACGATCCCCGTCACCCGTTCCCTGAACCTGCACGCCCTCCTGCCCGCCACCGACAACACGCCCGCCCTCGAAGCTGCCCCCGAGCAGCCCCGCCCGCCCGCCAACTACGCCGAAGCCCAGTCCCAGAAATGGGCCAACGCGAAAGCCACTGGCACCACCCTCCTCACAGGCGTCCACCAGTACCAGGAAGGCTTCCGCGACTTCTGGGGCATCGTCGTCGCCGAAGCAGGCGAAACCGTCCCCGACCTCAACCCCACCGCGCTGGCCGGGGTGTTCGACCTGCCCCCCGGCACCGTCACCCTCAGCCTCATCGAAGGATCCGGGCCCGGCCGCAAACTCCTCGAGGCCCGCCCCACCCTCAACCAGCTTGAGCAGGCGCATCAGCATCCCCTCGAGCGCCTGTTCAACGAGAAGCTCGCCCGACCCAACGGCGGAGCCGACGGCATGCACCTCGTCGACTACCGCAGCGAACCCAACCGGATCGCATTCCTGGTCACCGCCCCCGAAGACCAGTTCATCCAGCTCAACCAGAAGCAGATCGCCCGCTCCCTCAAATACAAGGACACCAGCCTGATCATGATCGAGACCGATGGGCTCGCAGACGGCCACATCTCCGTCTACAAAACCCACCCGCTCATGAACATCCGCGAAGCAACCATCGAAGACCTCACCATGCGCGACGACGGCACCATCCAAAACGGCCTGCGCCCCGACGGCCGGGCCGCCCGCGTCCCCCTCTTCGACCCCGTCATGGGCGCCATCACCGACCTGTACGTCGGCGCCCCCGGCGCCGGCAAGTCCGTCGCCCTCAACCACGTGCTTGCCGCCGAACGCATCTCCGGCATCGTCTCCATCGTCGCCGACGCCCAGAACGGCATGTCCATCCCAGAAGCAGACGGGCGCGTCTACCACTTCGGCAAAGGCATCGCCGCCACCGCCGCCACCCTCGCCGCCTTCAAAGACCTCGCCAAGTACCGCGAAGACGTGGGCGGAGCCAACGGATGGGGATCCTTCGAACCCGGCCAGCCCTGGCGCATCGCCAACGCCACCCTCGACGAACTCAACCGGATCCTGTCCGCCGACGCCGACGTCCCCCGCCCCTTCCGTAAGTGGGTCACCGGAAACGTCGGCGACGCCCAGTCCACCGGCCGCAAGGTCGGCATGGGCATCCGCTTCGCCGCCCAGTCCATCCACCTCGCCGACCTCGGCGACAAGGACCGCGTCCGCGCCAACGCCAAGAACGGCACCGTCTGGCTCGGCCGCACCAACTCCTCCACCACCCAGCACATGGCCGCCGACGGCGTCCTCCCGCCCGGCATCTACCCCGAGCCCATCCCGCGCTACTTCAAGACCGAAACGGCAGGCAGCATCGAAGCCGCCTTCGAAGGCAAAGAGGCCAAGCACGGGCCCATCACCGCCGGCATGGCCAACGTCATCCAGGGCGGCAGCGTGTTCCTCGAGCGGGTCTTCTACGCCCGCAAGGAGAACAAGACCTACCCCGGGCTCATCGCCCTGTACGAGTCCGCACCCATCCCGACCCTCACCCCGGAAGAGCACAAGGTCTTCCAGGAGGCGTACGCCAAGTGGCTGCCCCACGCCGAGCTCCTCCTCGCCGGAGAAGACGAAGAAGGCGGCTCCGAGTATGCCGGATACGCAGGCGACGCCCGCGACCTCCTCGAAGACGAAGACGACCAGCCCTCCAGCGGCAGCATCAAGGACCGCATCCTCGACCTCCTCGCCGACGGCCCCATGGCCCTCCGCGACGTCCGCAAGCGCATGGAAGACGTCGCCCCCGGAAGCGTCAACAACGCCATGGCCGAACTCCGCGAAGCCTGCGCCGTCACCCCCGTCAACCGCGGCACCTACCAGCTCGCCAACTAGCCCACATCCACGACAGGAGACCCCAACCCGTGAACCACCTGCCCGCGCCCGACAACACGCCCACCGCCCCCGCGGCCGGGCAGGCCACCAACCAGCTCACCGACGCCGTCATCCGCGCCGCCGTCGACAACGCCATCCACCAGGCGCGCCGACAGGGCACCACCCCGGAGGTCGTCATCGGCACCACGCCGCCCGTACCCCAGCCCGGACGGCCAGCCATGAGCCAGAAGGCGGTCGACCTCAACACCACGATCCTCTCCATCAGCGTCGTCATCGGAATGACCGGATTGGCCGCGACCGGCGTCCTGGTGGCCTCCGGCCACGCCAACCAGACCGTCATCGCCTGGGTCTGCGCCTGCGTCGTCGCCGTCCCCGCCGCCCTCGCCCTCCCCGTCCTCGCCCTCAAGGCCCTGATGAAGAGCGCCAAGGAAGTCGTCCAGGCCGCCCCGCCCACCATCTACAACCACTACAGCGGCCAGATCACCCAGACCACCAACACCATCAACGCCGACACCCGCGGCCTGGTCGCCATCACCCGCAACGAACTTCCGCCCGCCCGCTGACCACCGGAGACCCTCATGACCGCCACCCACAACCCGTCCCGCCGCACCAAGCGCCCCGCCAAGACCAGCCGCCACCTCCGTTTACCCCGCCTCGGCTGGTGGTGGGCCGCCATACCCGTCACCGTCATCGCCGTAGCCCGCATCTGGCCCGTCCAGACGGCCATCCTCACCGTCGTCCTGGTCTCCACCCTCATCACCTGGGCGATAGGACCCGCCTGGGCGGTCCCCCTCCTCAACCGGATCGGGACCGTCACCATCCGGCAGGCCGCCCTGCCCGCCCAAGGACAGCGCACCCTGCGCGCCTTCCTCGCCATGGACCACACCCGCTTCGAACACGCCATCACCGAACTCGCCCGCAAACACCCCGACGTCGCCACCGCCACCCAGTGCGGACAAACCGCAGACCGTGGCGTCGACGTCCTCGTCCACCTCCACGACGGCCGCCGCATCCTCCTCCAGTGCAAGCACTACAAGCCCGGCAACAACGTCGGCGGCCCCACCGTCCGCGAAATCGTCGGCTCCGTCATCGCCAACCGATGCCACGCCGGCGCCATCATCACCACCAGCAGCTTCACCGCCGAGGCCTACGCCACCAACGGCACTCTCGGACACAACGCCCTCACCCTCACCGACGGCCAAGCCCTCGAGCAATGGGCCAACGGCGGCCGCCCGCCCTGGCAGTGACCAGCGCAGGGGGAAGGCGCCTCGGACAAACGGGCGATCGTGCCCCACGATCAGTAATGCACGGCCCGGAAGGACTTCGCAGTCCTTAACTGCCTTAGTGTCCCCGCGCCGAGGGAGACCGGGCCGTGCAAACCCACCCCGCATATATGCACCCCCGCGGGGCAGCAGCACCCACAGACCGCTCGGGGAAGCCCCCCGGCACCCGAGCACACGTCGGCCCCGACACCGAATCCCCCCGGTGTCGGGGCCGACTCACGTCCAAGCCAGCACCCCACTCGGCACCGCTATGGAATGGGCATCTCAGTACAGGACGGATCCGCAAGGCAGTCGTCCAACCGCTTCCGGTTCGCCCTGTTGTGCTCCAGCAGCGCCTCCGCATACATCTCCGCGCTCTGCCCCGGCACCTGGCCACACACGGCCGGCTCATGATCGGCGTCCGCCGTACCCGCATCCAGCGCCTTCACCCACGCGTCCACACACGCCTTCCGTGCGGCCGCTCTATCGACCGTAGCTGTAGCCGTGGCCGTGACGGTCGCAGCAGGCTGATCCGGCTTCCCGCCACCGCTGCACGCGCCCAACCCCAGCACCAACACCGCAGCCACCACAGCAGCCGCGGACCCCCGCCTGCTCAATCCGCTCATGCCGGGCATGGTGCACGCCAACCCCACCCGGGGGAACCCATATCCGAATATCGGCGATCATCTGTGACAGGCGCGGGGCCGTCATAACCGCATGCCCACCGTCGCCCCACGGAGCCCGCCCCTATGCCACCGTCCAAAGCGAAAATGGCGCTCGTAGCCGAACGGCGCCGCGAGATGCTCCTCATGAAGGTCCAGGGCCGGACTGCCGCCCAGATCGCCGAGCACTTCGACATCTCACCGGCCACCGCCCGGTCCGACCTGTCGCGCGCCGTGAAGAGGGCCTGCTCCCTGGAGATCCAGGACGCCGAAACGTACCGGTACATCCAAGGCGCCCGGCTGGAGAATCTCCTGCGCTCCGTGTGGGACGAAGCCAGCCAGGGCGACATCAAGGCCGGTGAGCAGGCCCGCAAGTACATCGCCGACCTGACCGACCTGTTCGGCCTGAAGGTGCCCGTACGCACCGAGATTTCCGGCCCGGACGGTGGCGCGATCCCCTTCGGCGGCGGCGACCTGGCCGAACTGTCCGCGCTGATCAGCATCGCCGACCAGGACAATGCGGAGATCCCCGCCTTCGACCGCGACGAGGACGACGAGGAATACGAAGACCTGCCGGACGACGGCGACGAGGACGAGGATGACGACAGCGACGCCTGACCGAGAGGCCGCGCTGCTCGCCCACTACCGCACGCTGCCCTCCGACCAGCGCCGCCGGATCGCCCAACGGGCCAGCCCCGAACTGCGGCCCAAGCTCGCGCACATCGAGCGGCAGATCGCCATGGACCGCTCCCCGGGCGCGCTCGCCGCCGTGCTCACCGAGGGTCGGGAGAAGCAGGCCCCGCACCTGGACATGATTGACAGTGCTTTCCGTCGTATAGCGGCGGGGGAGCGCCTCCAAGTGATGCTGACCTGCCCTCCTCGGCACGGAAAGTCCCAGCGTGCCTCCCGCTGGGGACCCCTCTGGTACCTGCGTCGCCACCCCGAACACCGCGTCATGATCGCCTGCTACGGCGCCGACCTCGCCGACGACCACGGCCGATGGGTACGCGACCAACTCAAGGAGTACTCACCCACCCTCGGAATCAAGCTCCACCCCGCCTCCCACGCCGCGAACCGATTCGACCTCGAACAACGGCGCGGCTCCAGCGTCCGCGGCGGCATGGTCACCGCCGGCGTCGGCGGCGCCCTGAACGGCAAAGGCTTCAACCTCGGCATCATCGACGACCCCTTCAAAGGCCACGACGACGCCGCCAGCCCAGCCCAACGCGAACGCATCTGGGAGTGGTACCGGTCCGTGTTCTTCACCCGCCGAGCCCCCGGCGCCTCCCTCATCTTGATCAACACCAGGTGGCATGAAGACGACCTCTCCGGCCGCCTACTGGCCCACGAACCCCACCGCTGGCTCCAGATCGACCTCCCCGCCCTCGCCGACCGCGATGACGACCCCCTCCACCGCAGCATCGGCGAACCCCTCTGGCCCGCCCAATACGACGCCGCGGAACTCGCCGACATCCGCGAGAGCGTCGGCGAACGCGTCTGGTACGCCCTCTACCAGCAAAAGCCCCGCCCCCTCGAAGGCGGCGTCTGGAAGTGGGCATGGATCACCGGCCACCGCGTCAAGCCCGAAGCCTGGCCCGGCGTCGCCCCCACCCGCATCGTCGTCGCCGTCGACCACGCCGGCGGCGACTCGATGCGCAATGACGAAGTCGGCCTGGTCTGCGCAGCTCGCGACAGCGAGGGCCACCTGTACGTCCTGGACGACCGATCCCGCACCATGGGCGCCGACACCTGGGGCACCGAGGTCTGCCAACTCGCCATCGACCGGCAAGCCGACGCGATCATCGTGGAGAACAACTTCGGCGGCGACATGGCCCGCCAGATCGTCACCCAGGCCTGGTCGGAGCTCCAGCGCCAGGGACTGACGAAGGGCCTGCTGATGCCCGTGATCCTCGAAGTGCAC